TCTGCGCAACTCGATTTGCTCGCGGCACTGTCGAACAACATCGACTCTGAGATTTCTGAGTATGAGGATCTGCTCGAACAGCTTAGAGCAATCACCAAGCAGTTTGAGGAATTGCAGCAAGACGCAGAAAAACAACTCAATGTCATCTCTGACGCGTGAGACCAAGTCACGCACCGGGTGGCGGCTGCGAGCGTACACGGCCACCGGTCGCAAATCGATTTGGTTGGGGGACATCCCCGAGGCCGACGCGGTCGCGGTCCAGCGTCATGTCGACGAGATCCTCGCCGCACAGACCGCCGACCTCCCGCTGCCGCGTCAAACCGTTCGGTGGCTGGACCAAATCTGTCCAGCACTGAGGCGCAAGCTCTCCGCGATCCTCGGCGCGACCCACACCGTTGGGACCGCTATCGATGCCTACGTGCATGAGACGCGCGAGCGGTTGGCGATGGCCACCTGGAACGATCGGCAACGGTCCCTCGAACTGCTGCGAGAAACACTTGACCAACGGCCCATCGATCGCGTATCGCCCGAGGATGTCACCGAGTGTCACCAGTCGCTGACCGTGGGCGAATCCACGCGAGGCAAGATCGCCGCAGGATGGCGCGCGTTTTTCCATTGGTGCCAGGATCGCAAGCTCATCGCCGACAATCCCGCTCGGGAGCTATCGACCAAGATCAACGTCCGTGAAAAGCATTTTGTCCCGATCGGTGTCGCGGCCAAGCTGATCGAGATCGCCACGCCCGCGATGGCGGTTGCAATCGCCATGAGCCGATTCGGTGGGATCCGCGTACCGTCCGAGCTGCGTTCACTGACCTGGGACGCAGTCGACTGGGACCGCAAACGGATCACCATCTGTGATCACAAACGAAACACCACGCGCACCATCCCGCTGTTCCCCGAGATCGCCTCGGCCCTCGAGCGTCATCCGCGTAATGTCTCGCTGTGCGACGATCTGCTCGACGGCAGCGATTCCGCGATGGCCTGTCGGCTGCTTAACCTGATGGCGATCGCGGGCGTCACGCCATGGCGTGCGCCGTGGCACTCGATGCGAGCCACCCGCGAAACGGAATTGATTCAGCAGTATGGACTCGCCACCGCGTCGCAATGGGTCGGCAACAGTGCCGCCGTCGCGATGCGATCGTATGCCATGGTCACCGACGACCATTGGCACCGCGCCACGACGTAGCTATCGCTGCCAAGCGATGGCCATCACCTGGCGGTGATAGCTACTGCCAAAGATAAACGGCGTTTACTTCAGAGATGGCGATCCCCATTTGTAACAGCCGTTGGGCGGGTTTTTAGGGGGTGGTGGTAAGGTCGATTGCATGACCAAATCGACCACACGGGAACGCCTTGAGCGGACCCGGCGACGACGCGAGAAGCGCCTCGCCCGAAATCGCGATCGGCTCCACGCCGCCGAGGATCGTGGGCTCGACCTGCGAGCCACCGGTGAGCCTCTGTCGTTGTGTGCCATGGATGGGTCGGACGCTCCAACGCTGCCGCGTTTCAACGCGATTGCGTACACGGGTGGCCCGATGTTCCCCAAGCTCGCCATCGCATGGAACGGACCGGTGTACGTCGATTTGTCAGGTCTGGACTCGGTGAGCACGAATCCCATTCACCGAGACCACGACGAGGGGAAGCCAATCGGTCATTCCGTGTCTGTGGACAACGACGGCACGCGATTGGTTTGCTCCGGTGTTTTTTCGGTCAACTCGAGCGATACCTCCGAGATCGTGGAGTCGGCCAAGCAGGGATTCCCATGGCGCCCCAGCGTGGGCGTCAAGATCGTTTCCTACACCACGCTCCAAGCCGGCCAAACAGCCAGCATCAACGGACGCATCGTCGAAGGTCCAGCACTCTGGGTCAAACGATCGGTCCTCAAAGAAATCTCCCTCGTCACCATCCCTGGCGACGATTCCGCCACCATCTCCATCGCCGCGAGCCAAGCCACGCCCATGGTCCCAGACTTCGCATCCTACTGTCAATCCCTCGGCGTCGATCCCGCCGCCGCATCTCCCGAACTGCTGCAGGCTCTGCAGATGGCTTACGCCGAATCGATCGAGCCGAGCGACTCTCCTGAACCTCCTCCGCCGTCCCCGCTAGGCATGGATGCCGGCGGGTACGGTCCCGCCCCAATGAAGTCCGGCGCGCCGGATCCCGCCCCAATGTCTGACGCCGAAAAGGAAAAGCCCGTCATGGCAAACGCCCACTCGCCCATCGATCTCGCTGCCGCCGAAGTCTCCACCTACCGCGCCGCACTCGCGGCTGAGGTGGAGCGATCCAACCAAGTCCGTGACCTGTGCGCCAAATTCGGCAGCCCACAAATCAGCATCGACGGCAAGAACGTCGACCTGGCCGCGCATGCGATCGCCAACGGCTGGGACAAAGACAAAACCGAACTCGAGGCCCGACGCCATCTGGATCTCGAGGCGACCCGCGAATCACGCCCTCGCGGGCCCGCCATCCACTCTCACTCGCGCGACGAGCGGCAGAGCCTCGACGTGCTGCAAGCCGGCATGCTGCTCCGCGCGGGTTGTGATCTGGACACCAAGCAATTCGAAAACCGATGGGTCAAGGCCAAGCTTCCCAAGTGGTTGCAGGCCGGCCTCAACGATCCGATCCGTCAACGGACTATGGACAACGGTCACGCAGTCGCCGACCTATCCCTCGTCGACGCATGCCGATTGAGTCTCAAGGCTCGCGGCCATGACGTCCCAGCCGGTCGCATGGACATGATCCAAGCAGCATTCAGCACCGGTTCCGCTGCCGCATTGTTCGGTGCGACGATCGGCGCAAAGATGCTCGAATCCTACGCCGAAGTCGACGACTTCAGCCAAGGCTGGTGCTCCGAAGATGAGAACCCTGACCTCGAGCAACACAACCGCAACCGGACCCAAGCGGCCCAGTCGCTGGTCTATCATCCCGTCGGTGGCGAAGCGGCCCACACCGGTCGCGTGGTCACCTCGGAAAAGGCTCAGGTCTATCGATTCAGCCGCCAGATGAAGATCGACGAAGCCGACGTCCTCGGCGACAACTTCTCCAAATTCAAGGACACGCCGCGCGACTTCGGTCTCGCCGCTGGTCGCGTTCGCCCGGACATGGTCGCGATGGTGCTGCTCAGCAACCCAACGCTGCTGGCAACCGGTCGAGCCTTGTTCAACACGACCGACGGCAACATGGTCGCGAGCGGAAAAGCACTTGCACGTGGCACGCTCTCCGAATTGATCGCTGCGATCCGCAAGCGAAAGGACGGCGACGCCAACCTCGATTTGCCGGTCACTCACTTGATCGTGCCGCCGGATCTGCTTGATACCGCAAATCAGTTGTGTTACTCGGTCGTAATCAGCAACGACAGCGGCGCGGGTGAAATGAACCCGATTAAGCAATACGGGATCCTTCCCGTCAGCGAGCCACGATTGTCGACCGGGATCACCAATCCGATTACCGGCGCATCGCTCGCCGGATCGACAACCATGTACTACGGCGTCTCCGACAAGTCACGCACGATCGAGGTGACCTACCTGCAAGGCGCCGGCCGAACCCCAGTGGTCCGTTCCGAGACCTTGACCGGTGGCGAGTTTGGACTCGCGATCGATGTCCGACATTACGTCGGCGCGACCGCCCTCGATTGGCGCGGATTCCATCGCTTCAACGCGTAAGGCGACCCATGAAAATCAAACTCAATACCACGGTCTACTTTGACGGCACACCGTACCCGTCGGGATCGATCATCGATCCCGAGGCGATCGGCGCCAACGGCGAAGCGATCGTGCATTGGATGTGGGGCGAGCCCGTCGACGACGACGAGCCGGTCGCCATCGTACCCGTGGTCTCCGACCCCGTCGCTGCAGACCCCGTAGCTGCATCCGCCAAGGATGCAGACCCCGTCGCTGCCGATCCCGTAGCTGCATCCGCCGAGGATGCGGTCCCCGCCCCTGAACCAACCCCCGAACCCGTTCCCGAACCGCCAGCACCGCGGCGCAAGCGGACCAAGTAAACCCAAGTCTTCGCGCAAGGAAGAAAAGCAATGCCCGATTATGTAAAGTCTGCCGACCTGCGAACCGTGACCGCAACCGCGAATCTGCTCAGCGGTGACCTGGTTCTCACTCCCGATCGACTCGTCGGCTACGTTGAGGCCCAACGCGGGATCCTCAACGGCGAGACCGGCACCGTCCGCGTCGCCGGTGTCGTCCGCTGCAGCAAGTCCAGCGCCTCTGAAGTTATCTCCGCTGGCGATCGTATCAGCTACAACACTTCCACCAAGGTCGTGACCGTGCTCGATGCCGGCAACCCTGCCTCGGGCTCGATCATCATCGGTCTCGCGGTCGCTGCGTCCGGCAACGGTGTCACAACTGTCGACGTTGAACTCAACGGACACGGCGAAACCGAACCGGTCAACAGCACCGTCAAGCATTTCCGCCGACGCTGCACGGTGGCCGAAATCAACGCTGGTCTGACTCTCCTGCCTGCCAAGGCCGGTATCCAATACCGCATGGTCGACGCCATTATGATCGCGGTCGGTGGCAACGCTGCCACGGCAACCTCGGTGGACATCCTCGCCACGCAAGCGGCCGCGGGTGTCAAGCTCGTCGCCGCTGCGGTCGCGGGCCTGACGCAATCGACCGTGGCCCGAGCCGGTGCAACCAACATCGCCGTACTCGCCGACGGTGCATCGTTCGTCGAAAACGACGTCAACACCGCCATCACGATTGGCAAGACGGGATCCAACGTCGCAACGGCTACCCACGTGGACGTGCTGCTCAGCTACGTGGAACAGGTCGCGTAACATGATTTGCAAACGATTCTGCTCGCCAGCGCAATGGATCACGGTTGCCATCGCTGCTGCGTTCTGCAGCGGCGGATGCAACCACCCCGATCGATGCCCGTGCATCGAGACAACCATGCCATGCGATTGTTGCCAGCACTGCCTAACGCACTGCGGCAAAGATGCCAGCGACTCGCTCGGCAAGTGCTGCACCTGTTGCGATTGTATTTGCAAGTAGCTTCGCATCGTCGTAGGAAACCAACGATGGGAATTCTCGAGAACGCAACCGCTGCCCTGGCGTCGATCCTCGACACTCACGCGTCGGTCCCGATCAGCTACTCTCGAGGCATGACCACCATCAGCAGCCTAACCGCGATCCGCGGCTCGACCCCGTACGAAGCTAGCGACGCCGAGGGGATCATCCATCGGACCATCGCCCGCGAT